GCTACACCTCAAGTGCAGGCGGAACGGCCTCAAACGTGTCTGACGAAGACGTAACAACTTTTTGCTTACAGACAAGTGCTAACGGAAACATAGCAGTCGATTACGGCACAAGTAATTCACAGTACATAGGCTCTATTGGTTTGATGCCATACATTGCTGGCGGTGGATCGGCAACGTGGAGTTACCGTTATCAGTCGTCTATTGACGGAGTAACTTGGACGACGCTGTATACCGCAACCGCGGAGACGGTGACGGATGGGCAGTGGATATGGGAAGACATAGACCCCGGGGCAAACGTCCAGTACTACCGCATCCAAGCCTTTGGTGGCACCACCTTGGGTGTGCGTGAGTGGTACTTAGGCGTGAACTCTACTGAGATCACCATGGCTCGGTTGAACCGAGATGACTACACCAACCTACCAAACAAGAACTTTACGGCCAATCAGCCTTTCCAGTTCTGGTTGAACCGCACGATTCCCAATGCAACTATCACTTTGTGGCCAACCCCACAGAATGCGTTCTATCAAATGACTGTCTGGTATTCCAGCCAAGTTGAAGACGTTGGTGATTTGTATGGACAGTTGGCAGTGCCTGATCGTTGGTTGTTGGCCATACAAAGCATGCTAGCTCACCAAATGAGCTTGGAGTTGCCTGCTGTTGACCTTGCGCGCATCCAGTACTTGGAAGCACAGGGCGAGAAGTATTTCATCATGGCTGAGCAAGAAGAGCGCGACAAGTCGCCTATTTACTACTCACCAAACATTAGCGTCTATACAAGGTAAGAATGCCTAGGTTTTTAGACACTACAGGCAATGCATCGATAGCGATTTTTATCTGCGACAGGTGCAAGATGAAGCGCGCGATCGTGGAGCAAATGCCCGATCCGAACTCACCCGGCCTGCGTGTCTGCCAACAAGGCTGTGCTGATCAAAAGGATCCCTATCGTTTGCCTGCTCGTAAGACAGAAAAAATAACACTTCGTTTTCCACGTCCTGACGTTTCAGTGGCTGTGGATCCTGACGCAATCATCACAACAGGCAATAATCAGTACGAATTATCACCACAACAAAACATTCAGACGCCTTCCAACAATGGAAACCTTGACACCTTGAGTCCATCACCGGGGCAGTAATACAACATGGCCAATATAACCATACTCGATCTCCCAGCCGCTGGTGCTATCACAGGCACTGAGTCGGTTCCTATTGTCCAAAATGGGGTGACAGTCCAAACTACGACTGGAGCGATTTCTGCGTCGCCGTCGCAGGTATACACCTATTTGACGGTCAATCAAACGCCTCAGTTGGCAAACAGTCGTTATGTTGGTGCAACCAACGGACTAACCCTTACTGATGGCGGAGCGCAGGGAGTCTTTAATATAACGACCACAGGCGCTTTATTGTCCTTAGTGAACTCTGGTACTGGGTTCCAAGTTAAAACGTCTTCTACAGCCCTTACAAACCGTTCTATAGCGGTTAGCGGGAATGGGTTGTCAATCACAAACGGTTCTGGCGTATCTGGTGACCCAACCATCGCTTTGAGCGGTCAAGCGTTGAATTTTGCAAATGCTAGTTTTAATGGCCTTGTGGTTCTTTCAACTGCTGGCGGCATCACTTCTGCAACCATCACAGGAACTGCAAACCAAATTGGCGTTGCAAACGGGACTGGCATAAGCGGTAATCCAACGATTTCTTTAGCAGATAACGCCGTGTTGCCGGGGACGGAAAGCGTCACCGTGCCAATTGGCGCTACGGGTTCGCGTCCAGTTTCTGCTGTAAATGGTATGTTGCGTTACAACACTACCTCTGCTACTTTTGAGGGCTACGCAAACAACGTATGGGGCTCAATTACAACAGGTACTGGTGTTACCTCAATCGCTACTGGAACGGGTCTGACGGGTGGTCCTATTACCTCCACAGGCACAATTAGTATTGATGTCACTGGAGTAACTGCGGCAACTTATGGCTCGTCGCTTGTTGTGCCTGTCATTGCTGTGAATGCGCAAGGTCAAATTACAAGCGCAACAAACACAACAATTAACGCTGTAACGCTGACCACGGGAACAATTTCTACAACCCCATCTAATTCAACTGACATAGCCAACAAGAGTTATGTTGACACGGTAGCGCAGGGTTTAGACACTAAAGCAAGTGTTGTGGCTGGCACAACGGTGAACATTACTTTAAGTGGTACTCAAACAATTGACGGTGTGGCGGTTGTTGCCGCTGATCGTGTGTTGGTGAAGAATCAAACAGCATCAGCAGACAATGGGCTTTACCTTTGTGCGGCGGGGGCGTGGACAAGGACCACGGACATGGATACTTGGGCGGAAGTCCCCGGTGCTTACGTCTTTGTAGAAACTGGTTCTACTCTTGCTGACACAGGTTGGGTTTGTACATCCGATGCTGGCGGCACAATTGGTGTTACAGCCATCACATGGGCGCAGTTCTCAGGTGCTGGTTCTGGTGTAAGTTCAATCACCTTTGGTTCTACTGGATTGACTCCAGCAACGGCAACTACTGGTGCTGTAACTGTTGCAGGAACGCTGGCTGTAGCCAACGGCGGCTCAGGTCAAATCACCGCGCAATTGGCCATAAACGCTTTTGCTGGTGCGGTTACAAGCGGATCATACTTGCGGGGTAACGGAACAAACGTGGTGATGAACACCATACAAGTTGCCGATGTTCCAACGCTTAACCAAAACACAACTGGTACAGCGTCAAATGTGACGGGTACTGTGGCAATTGCAAATGGCGGTACAGGGCAGACAACAGCAGGTGCGGCATTTAACGCTTTGTCACCCATCACTACGACTGGTGACCTAATTATTGGAACTGGTGTCAACACGGCAAGTCGATTAGCAATTGGTGCTAACGGCTATTTGCTGACATCTAATGGAACAACAGCATCTTGGGTTGCCGCGCCAGCAAGTGGTGTAACCACATTTAGCGCAGGAACTACTGGCCTAACGCCTTCAGGCGCAACTGGTGGCGCAATTACTTTGGCTGGAACATTGGCAGTCGCCAATGGCGGTACAGGAGCAACAAACGCTACTGATGCAAGAACAAATTTAGTTGCCGCAAAGTCAGGCACTAACAGTGACATCACAGAGTTGTATGCGTTGAACGGAACGGCTGGTGGTGTGGCTTATCAAAACGCTGGAAATCAACTGATAATGGGGTCAGCATTGACATTTGATGGCTCGATGTTATTCGTACCGGGCGGTATCTCAGGAGGAACTTTCTAATGGCGGCAACAAACTTCACACCTATCTCGCTGTACTACAGCGCAACTGCGGCGGCTGTGCCATTGGCGGCAAACCTCGTTGCTGGCGAATTAGCCCTTAACACCAACGATGGCAAGCTGTACTATAAAAACAGTAGTAACGTAGTTACCTTATTGGCTGGTGCTGGAGGCTCTGGCATTGTGGCTGGCTCCAACACGCAAGTTCAGTTTAACAACAGCGGAGTCTTTGGCGCTTCAGCCAACTTAACATGGTCAGGAACTGCGTTAGCGGTAACAGGAACGGTAGCTGTTACTGGTGCTTTGACTGCAACCCTAGATTCAACATTCTCATCAACTGGTGCATTGATTATCAGTAAGGGAACGACTGGGCAACGACCAACTGCGGCAAGTGGAATGCTTCGCTTCAACACTACAACAACTGAGTTTGAAGGCTACAACGGCACGGCATGGGCATCTGTAGGCGGAGCGGCACTGAGCAACGACACAAGCACAGCAACCAACGTCTATCCATTGTTTGCAAGTGCTACATCAGGTACAGCTTCAACTTTGTACACAGGCAACGCTAAGTTGCTATACAAGCCAAGTACGGGTGAATTTACATCATCTGTAATGACTGCGGGTAACGGTATTTTTGTGAATAGCCAAACAGTATCTGTAAGCTACACAATTGCGGCTGGATACTCAGCCATGTCATCTGGCCCCGTCACGGTGGCATCAGGTCAAGCAGTAACAGTATCTAGCGGTAGTCGCTGGGTGGTAATTTAAGGAATAACTATGGCATCAGTCGTAATAAATGGCGATACATCAGGGTCAGTAACTCTGTCTGCACCTGCTGTAGCGGGAAGCACAACGCTTACTCTGCCAACTACAAGTGGTACTGTTTTAACAAGTGCTAGCTCTATATCTGGATCAACCATTACAGGAACACAAACCATCCCAAAAGCTACATTGCCTACTGGTTCTGTGTTGCAAGTGGTAAGCGTGGCCTATAGCACTGCAACTTCTAACGCAACAGGAAGTTATGTTGCAACAGGCGTAACTCTTTCAATTACACCAACAAGCTCATCTAGCAAGATTTTAATTTTTGTATCTGGTGGTGATGCCGCTACAACAAGTAATTCAAGTGGCGTTCAAACTGTTCTTAGAAGAGGCGGAACAGACCTTGCTGGTTTTGCCATTCAAGGCCCAGTTTATATAGGATCAGGCGGTAGTTTCTTTATTGGTACAGGTCCAAGCATTAACTATTTAGATTCTCCGGCAACAACTTCGTCTACTACTTACGCCACTTTTTTTAAACCGCAAGGCGGTGCAGGTACGACTGCAACTGTTCAGCGAGATGGTTCAACTTCATCTATGACTTTAATGGAGATTTCAGCGTGAACAAACAAACAGCAATCATGGCGGCTTATCCTATTGTTGGTGTTATGCGTGGTGATGATGCATTTGATGCTCAAGGCAATCCTGTTGCCTATGACATGGCGGTAGTTCAAGCATATATAGATGCCAATGCATACAAAGAAAAACGTGCTAATGCTTACCCATCAATAACAGACCAGTTAGACATTCTGTATCACTCAGGCTTTGATACATGGAAAGCCTCGATACAAGCAGTAAAAGAAAGGTTTCCTAAATGACCACAACAATTAACGCATCAACATCAGCAGGGTTAGTACAGACTGCTGACACATCTGGTGCTTTAGCTCTTCAAACGGCTGGTACTACAGCATTGACGATCAATAGCTCACAGGTTGTGAACTTTGCCAATGCTCCTACAGTTGCAAGTGCACCATTTACAGCAAGCCAATGGACTACTACGGGTTCTGATATTTACTACACAACAGGTAGCGTTGGAATTGGCACAGTAACACCTAGTGCGCCACTTGAAGTTTTTAAAACAAACAATAAGACTGCAATATTTGGTAATGCAACAGCCAACAACGGAAACTACATAACTCTTGCTGGTAATAGCACTAACAAAAATTGGGCTATTTCTACCAATATGTATGTTGGGGCTGAATTCGGTATTGGATTAACAAGCGCAAATGGTGGTACTGACATAGGTACAGCACCCATATTATTGATTACATCTAGTGGACAGACTTTATTGGGTGGTGCTACATCCACCGCTTCTATGCAAAATGGCACTAAGGCTGGATTTTATGCTAGTGCTGGGGACTGTGGGTTTTCAGTAACAGGCACAAGCGCATTAGGGCAAATAACTTTTTATAACCCAAATGGTGGTGTAGGTTCAATTCAGACTAGCGGTAGTTCAACTATTTACAACACGGGTTCTGACTATCGGTTAAAAGAAAATATCCAACCGATGACAAATGCATTGGCAAAGGTTGCTCAATTAAAACCATGCACATATAAATGGAAATCAGATGGTTCTGATGGAGAAGGATTTATAGCGCATGAGTTAGCAGAAGTCTTTCCTATTGCTGTAAGTGGCGAAAAAGATGCAATGGAAACTTACACAGATGTTGATGGAAATGAACAAACAAGACCAAAATGGCAAGGCGTTGACGCATCTTTCTTGATAGGCGCATTAACAGCCGCCATCCAAGAACTTAAAGCACTTAACGACACACAAGCCACAACAATCAACGCACTAACCGCCCGTATCGTGGCTTTAGAAGGACAGTAATATGGCAATAATTCTTGATGGAACGAATGGTGCGTTTCTTCCTACGTGGACAACAGCCACACGCCCAGCATCACCTGCAAATGGTGAGATAGGCTATAACTCAACAACTGCTCAGTTAGACCAGTATGTAGGTGGTGCATGGTCATCTGTACCTACAGGCAGTGCCGCCGCGGCTACGCCTACTGCGTTGGGTACTGTGTACGCAAAACAAACAACAGGTGGCGGTAGTCCATATTTAACTGCTTTTGGTTCTTTTGCGGCTACCAATACAACAGGGGCTGAGAATACTGCTGTAGGTAATAACGCACTCTTTACAAACGTGTCAGGAATAAGAAACAGCGCATTTGGAGTAAATACGCTTTATTACAATACAGGAGGTTATAACGTTGCGGTAGGTATGGCGGCATTACAAAGTAATACCTCAGCAAATGAAAATTCAGCATTAGGTTATAACGCAGGGTTTAGCAATACTACTGGTAATGACAATGTAGCGGTTGGTTCAAGTGCTTTATATACAAACAGTACTTCGGGCAATAACGTAGCGGTTGGTAGACGAGCGGCATATTCAAATCTTTCTGGTGGTAACACCGCTATTGGTGCTACCGCTTTTGAAACCAACAGTTCTGGAAACAATGCAACTTGTGTGGGTTATCAAGCAGGGTATTCAAACACAACTGATACTGAACTAACTGCGTTTGGTTACAGAGCCGCATTTTCAAATACAACTGGTAGTGGAGGCGGTCGTACAACTGCAATTGGCGTACAAGCATTGGAGGCAAATACAACTGGATACAACAACTGTGCTGTTGGTTGGAGGGCTTTAAACGTACTTACTACAAATAGTTTAAATGCGGCTTTTGGAACACAAGCAGGGCAAAACTGTACAGGAACTTCTAATTTGTTTATAGGGGCGCAATGTAATACGGAAGCAACCACTGGTAGTAATAATGTTTGCGTTGGAGCGTATAACGGTGGAAGTAGAATTTTTTCACTGGTTGCTGAAAGTAACCGTGTGCTCATAGGTTCTAACGCTATCACTAATGCGTATGTTCAAGTTGCATGGACTATTACTTCCGATGCAAGAGATAAAACCGACATAGTAGCCGCGCCTTATGGTTTAAATTTTGTTAATGAATTACGACCTATTGAGTATCGCTGGGATAGACGTTCTAAATATGAAAATGGTCAACCAGACGGAACTCATAAAGAAGATAAAAAAGTTCTTGGATTCTTAGCGCAAGAAGTTATTGAACTTGAGAAAAAATATGGCGCAGTAGAAAAAGACTTGTTAATTGCTGATGATGAAGAAGTTGGAATGTTGAAGGTTACAGAAACTAAGATGATTCCAATTCTTGTTAAAGCAATTCAAGAACTTAAGGCAGATTTTGATCAACTCAAAGCAAAGGTGGCATAAATGGAAACAGTAGAACAAACAGCACAACAAACAGCACAACAAATTGCAAAGCATTATTCTGCTTGCATGGACTCAGTTAATTTGATAAACGCAGGCAAACAAGAAAGATTTACAGATGCAGAATGGGCAGACTGCTTAGTTCGCAACAAAGAACATCTGAAAATTATGCTTGCCAAAGACTTTTGGACAACAGAAGATTTAGAACCACTAAGAAAAGCGAGTCAATAATGGAAAAGATCAATCTTTCAGTACAACTTCTTAACTCCATCATGGGGTACTTAGGCACTCGTCCTTACCAAGAAGTGTTTCAGCTTATTGAAGCAATTCAAAAAGAAGCTAAAGAGCAACCTGAGCCTAAAGATGAATGAAATTGAAAAAGATTTCGCCGTCCACGAAGCCGTTTGCGCAGAACGGTATCGGGTTATTTCTGATCGCTTAGAAAACGGCAAAGATAGGATGACTCGTATTGAGTACATCTTGTATGTGGTGATATTGGCTGTGCTGTTTGGCCCGGGCGTGGCTGGGGAATTTGTCAAGAAGCTATTAGGCATCTAGATATGGATCCGTTTTCAGCCTTCTCCTCCTCGCTCAATCAGCAGTCTCTGCTATCAAAGCAGGATGCGACATGTTGCACGCTGGTCGCTTGGAGATCGAGGGCGCTAAAAAGACTGTTGAGCAGGCTATTGGCGACGCAAAGGCTATCAAGGGTGTCTGGGACTGGTTCATTGGTCTGTTCACAGCCAAGCCCACCGCCTCCAAGCCTGTGGCGAAAAAGACGCCAAAAAGAGCTTCCGCACCCAGTGCGGATCCTCAATCCTACAACGAGTTGGAAGTTAAGCTCCTCCACGACATTGGACTCCAGCTTGGAACGCTCTTTGACGTACAACAACAGATCACAAACCACTACATTGAACTAGAAGAGGAATCAAAGAACAAGTTCAATCCTGAGCAAAACACAAGCAAAAAAGCAGTCGAGAGGGTGCTTATTGAGCTTCAGCTTGAGCAGTTGATGCAAGACGTCAGAGAGGCAATGGTGTATGCGCCCCCTCAAACTAAAAATCTGTACAGCAGGTTTTTAGTGATGCATGGAAAGATTGAGCGAGAACAGGAGTGGGCAAGGTCAGAGATGATCCGCAGGGCTAGAAAAGCTAGGTGGGAAAAAGAACAAGAAGAGATCAGGTTCATTGAATTAATAAGTG